CGCATCCATGCGTGCCGGAACAGGCCCTGCGATCGCTGGCCAGCCCACCGCCGCCGCCGTTGTAAGCAGCAAAGGCCATGGCCAGGCGGTCCGCCGGCGAGGCTGTGCCCAACACCAGGCCAAAGCCCTGCAGGTCTTTGAGCACCAAGGCGCGGAGTTGCAGCGCTGGGTCATATCGGTTTTGCCAGGATAGGCCAGCCAAGGCCTGCGGGTTCGCTCGCACGATCTCAGCCAAGGCATCGAACCGCGTGGCACCGGTGGCCGAAAATGCGCGTGTGAGCTGGCCCAGACCGACGCCCTGCTCCCGGCTCGTCTTGAGCTCAGCGCGAGGGCTCCAGCAATTCCGGCCGGGGCACGGCCCGGTCTCCTGCTCCACCTGCGCACCGAGCGCGGACGGCAGGGGCATGGCTGGCCAGTAGTGCACCTGCTCAGCCTTGAGCACGGGCAGCAGCGGCACGGCAGCGGCGGGAGGCTCACCTGCCCGGCTTGCCGTCACCACCAGCATCAAGACCACGGCAGCGAGCACGCACCTCCCCAGGTAGACGAGCCCAGCGCCAGAGTTGCCGCCCATGGCCGCGTCGGCTGCAGCTTGGGCATCGACATGCGGCTGAAGGATGCGCAGGGCCAGCTCGCCGACGGCCAGGCCAGCAAAGCACAGGCCAAAACCGAAAGCCATCGGCGCGCCCGTGGCGCCAAGCAGCTCGGGCACCAGGTGCGAGGCCAGCAGGCACGCCAGGCCGATGACGGTCAACATGCAGATGCGTGTGGCCCCGCGCTTGAGTGATTTTTTTATCATTGCTTCTTCTCCGCGATTCGGTCAATCTTGCCTTCCATGCGCTCCAGCTGCGTGCGCACCAGTTGCATCAGTTCGGCATTCGTCTTGTCCTGCCGGTCGTCACGCTCATGCTGGGCGCTGATTGCAGATGTCTGCAGCTGCTCCACGAGCGTCAGTCGGTTTTCAATCTTGCTGACGTACAGGAAGCAAGAAAAGGCGACTGTCAGTGTCGTAAAGACGTGCCCGAGTTGGATCTCTTTTTTCAAGTGCCAACCCGGCTCCACGGGTGCGCGCCGGTCGATGAAATCAGGGGAGGATGTTTCGTTCATAGATGCCCCTGATTAAGAGAAGCGGCCAGAATTCGCGGCGTAGTCTGCGGCAATCTGGGCGGTCGCTTGCGCAAGTTGGGTCAGGCCTGAAGCGGTGGCACTGTTGGTTATGTTTTCTTTCCAAGCTCGATATACCGTGCCATTGAAAGGGCTAAATGCATTCAAAATACTTGCAGAAACACCCAGACCCTCATGCCCGATACCAGTAGCTACCAAAGTAGTCGGAGCGCCTGCACTTGTCACTACCACCCCATTTCTAAACATAGTCATTGAGCCAGGAGTCCAAAAGACAGCGACTTGTTGTAGCGTTGTTGGCGGGGTTCCGCTATAAGTAGTCGATCCGACACCAACGTGGGCCAGCGTCGCGGTCGTTCCAGGGTTAGGGCCAGAATCAATGCTGTACTGGTTGGTGGAACCAGTGTTTCCCGCCAGACCCATCACTCCAGGGTAAGCAGCATTCTGAGAGGAAGATGTTTTGAACCATGCAGTCGCCAGGAATGAATTGTTGGAACCGGATAGATCATAGGTGGTTCCAAAATCTATTGCGCCAAAACCAGAACCATTAAATACGACGCCATTCGACGCCATTGCTACATTTGACGTACCAGTGTTTACGACAGTCGCAACAGGGCCTGCTGTAACTAGATTAGTGAATGTCAGGCCGTTTGCAAGATTTCCTACTGGATTTGGATTGCAATAGGTATCTAGAAAATCGAAACAAAACATCGAACCCGAATTGATAATTGCATCTCGATATAGTTTCGGCAAACCTGTGCCCGTAAAAGTTGTTCCAGGCAATTGAATAATTAAGCCGCTCATGTTAGCCATCCTTTAATAGTAAGAAAATTGAATACAGTTTGTGCGATTACCGCATAACCGGAAGTAGAAAGATGAATTCCGTCCATCACACTGAAAGTAGTTCCATTGGAATATGCAGCAGCGGTAGTTCCTCCATACCCTCTTGTACAGCCAGATGCAGCAGAACCTGCTACGGTGCCGATTGAAATATATTCAGTTCCAATTAAAATAACTGAACCAGATGTAAGGGTGTAACCAGTGAAGTTTAACGTCGTGTCGGTCGCCAAAGCGGAGGTGCTTAGAGACCCGCCTGTATATGCCGCGTGCAAAGATGGTCCTGGCGTATCTGCTGCAATGCACTGCGCGTCATATGGCAAAGCAGGATTTGACGCATTAACCAACGTCTCCCGAATATCGATGTAGTTGTTCGGGTAGAGTGCACGCAATTGTGAATTTACGGATTGAATGTTCGTATAGTTAGCCGTCCCAGAACCTTCTGTCACTCCTGACAATATACCCATGACAACAAACTGCTTATTCAGACACTTCATTCCTGCAATTGCATTAGCGGTGTCAGCTAACACCGTAGCAGTAGCAGTTAAGTTATTCCGTCCAAGCCAAATAATTGCAGTCTTGTTAAGACGGTTGTCGGAAGTATCAATAAAAAATGGGGTCAAGGTATTTAATTTAACCACATTTCCAGGAATCGTCCTGGTGAATGTGGTTGTAGTTGGATTTCCATTACCATCGAAAGCTGTCGACGTTAATGTTCCAGCGACACCTCCGAGTGTCCCGAGTAATCCACCGGGGCCTTGATTGGTTTGAAGATAAAAACTCTGCGCTGTAACCGTAACTGCACCGGATGCAGGAATTTGATTCCCAGTAACGGTTATGAATGGAACGGTATTGCCTCCAAACCTACCCGAAATGCTAGTCGAAATCTGACCGCCAACTCCGATGTTCTGCACGCTTACGCCTAGCAATGCTGAAAGCTGCGTCGGGTATGGTGTTCCGCCAGCACCAGCAGTAAGTGAATCACCAACTGCAATAAAACCAGCGGGAGTTACTGCACTATTTAGCGCCGCAAGTTGGGTTGTAAAACTGTTCAACGAACCAGCCAACGCGCTGATATTTTGGCCTTGAATAATAACTTGACCGGCGTTATTGATACCAAACGGCATCTGATTAAGAATGTCCAGAATGGCAAACTGATAACCAGATCTAGCTGAGGGCTGGGTTGAAAGCGGTGCAATAGCGGATGTATTAGTTGCGACTGCGTTTACAAGTGCTGGAAAATTCTGCCCATCAATGACAACTTGCCCTGCATTTGTGATGCCCAGGGCCATGTTGTTCGCGCTATCCACAATTGCAAATTGATACCCGGAGCGAGCAGATGGAGATGACCCGTATGCGGCCTTCAGGACGGCAAGTGCCGCTAACTGAGTTGATATATTCCCGCCGTTCCCTGCAATCAGATTGCCAGCCGCATCAACAGCAAGCGCAATATTGTTGCTGGCGTCGATCACAGCGTACTTGTACCCCGCCCGACTGTAATCCGTATGGAGTGTGGCAAGTGATGGGGCCGCTGCAGCCTGCGTAGCCAGAATCGAGTTCAGGAGTGATGCGCTTGCAGCCGTCCACGAGCCAGACCCAGACACGCCACTTTTTGTGTAAAAAATGTTGTTGGCAATCGTCGTGTCGTTGGTGACGAGTGCCACAGTTCCGGCTGGGTGCGCAATATCGGCATTCAGCAGCGCGAGGGTGGAGTAACCCAGCGTGCCAGAGGATAGGCCTGAGACCAGGGCTGCAGCAGTTGATGCGGAGGCTGCCGCCGCTGCTGCAGCAGCGTTATTTGCCGTAGCCGCCGCAGCGAACGCGGAATTTATTTGCGCTGCAGTCAGCACTTGACCATCTACGAATGTAGTCATATTTGTCCAATGGGAATTGCCCATGAGTTGGGCGTTTGATGTACCTGCCGAATCGGCGGGCCGATTGGCTGCGCAGGATCACGGCTTGCGAGACCCGCGTCGAAACGATAATTCGTTAAAAGGAAACGGCTTGTACTTCAGTCACCGTCGTCGCAGCCTGCACTGCCGCCACCTTGGCAACAAGGTCCGTCCAATCCAGCACCTCAACAGCCTCCATCGCGGCGGCCAGGCCCTGCAAGTCCGCGAAGGTGAACACCTGTGCCACGTTGGCTGCATCCAGCCAATGACCCATGGTCCAGGCGGCCGCGCCAGGCGTGATGCAATTGGACAGGTTTTGCGCTGCCGTTTGGCCATTCAATGCAATGGCGCTGCCAGATTGGTAGATGCTGGTGACGCCCGCTGCGTTTGTGAAGCTCACGGGCTGGCTGATCGCGGCACGATAAGCCGCCTGCAGCGTAGCGACTTGAATGGATTGGGCTTGCGCGAGGGTCGGGGCTTGGGCTGCAGTCGCCTGCTCATCCGTGAGTTGCGTCATGCCTGCAGGCCAGCTTTCGAGAGTCAGCGCTTCGCCGTCCATGTCATCGAACAGGGCACCGTTTGTGTTTTGCCAGATTGTCATGTCAGTCCTTAGCGAAGTTCAAACCAGTTATTTGTCGCGCGCGAGCTTGTGACGGAGTAGGTGCCACCTGGTGGGACTATCCCGAAAATCTGGCTGTGCGTAGCTCCGTTGGTTGTATCTCCGCCCGAACTTCCCACGACAAGCCCTCCAATGGTCAATGAGGCATTGCCTGAGGTGTTACCGTTACAGTCGAATGCGATGGCGATAGGGCGTACTCCGGTGTTTGTGTAGGTCGTTCCCAAAACACGAGTAGAGCCAACAGTGAATTGCTGCCAGGTCTGGGAGATTCCGAGCTGGGTGGCCAATGCTGAAGTCACTGCGGTGGATAACGTCGCCACAGCAGTCTGAACAAAAGCGGTGGACGCCGGTTTTGTCGAGTTGTCGCCTGAGGTCTGAGTCACAACCGCAGAAATCACAGTGCCAAGGTCCGCCCATCCCGTGCCTGTTGTATCGGGGTTGACTGCGTTGTTGTCGGTCGCGTTGACCCAGTAGCCCGAGCCGGTCGCCTTCAGCAAAATCGCGCCTTGCGGATAGCCGTTGTTCGCGGTCGCCCATGCGGAGTCGTATTCGAACATGCCACCGCCGCATTGCCACTGCAGAACTTTGGTGATGGCGTTCAGGATGCCATTGAAGTCGGCGCCATACGGGGGCACGCCACCCGACACCACGGGCGTCATTGTCAGCGGCGGGAAGCCGTCTGTATAGCTCGCCGCGCCGGCAGTCACCGAAATCTGCGACGCTACGGGAATGGTGTTCTTCGTCCCTGAGTTGGCAAAAGGGATTTGAATCTTTGCCGGAATATTACTAAGTTGCATTTATAAGCCCCGAGGTAGGAAATAGAGTTCCAAAGCCGAATGGAGTGCCACTCATTTCAGAGAAGCCGAACGTATCGAATGGCGGGTACACAAGCACCGAAGCCTGAACCCCTGCACTCCTTGGAATGACGCCTGACTGCAGCAGGATCGCCATTTGCTGCACTGTGGGCAAAAACTCAAGCACGTACCGCTGAGACATTGCCCCTGTGTCCTGCACGTAGGCGCGGCTCGATGTGCTCGCCAACGTGAAAGGCAGAACGCCAACGCCAAGGATTGATCCGGCCGGGCTCTTGCTAATCCCCAGGGCCTGGGTCAGAAGCGTGTTCATTGTTGGCGCTGTGAGTGAGCCGATATTTGCCGCAGCCTTCACCATGATCAGCGTTCGATAGTCCGCATCGTCAAGGTAATAGGTCTGCGTAGCAGCTGGCCCCGCGTACATCGTCGCCAGCCCAAATGGCTGCACGCCGGTTGCCGATGTGGTCAGGGAGTACGCCTCGCCAAAGCCAAAATATGTCGGTGCGGTGGGGGCCCTTAATGAACGTTGCACGCCGACAATCTGGCCCCAGTTATTAAGGCCTTGGCCAGATGCAGTTTGCAAATTCCACAGGTTGCTGTAGATGTTCGCAATGTCAGCAACTGGGTCAATGGCGACATTCAGTGATCCGATCAGCGCATTTATCGTCGGACTCGCCGCATACTGGCTCAGTATTGTTTGGGTCCAATTTTGCATGGATTACACCAATGTGACGCTGATTTGCGAGGCTGCAATAGTTGGCAACTGGTCAATCCCGAACGTCATTGCGGCGTTGGTTGCGCCAATTGCTGAGAGCCCCATAAAGACCGACAGCACTTCGACATTCGGATCGATGGCAGCCAGTCCGGCGTAATACCGTCCCGCGTAGGTTGACTGGTTGATCCGGGCGCGTGCGCCGCCATCAGTGCCATTGAAGGCCGAAATGATTGCGTTTTGCACCAAGGCCACGATGTTGCTGGGCAGCGCCGCGATGTTCTTCAGTTGAACCGCAAAGTAAATCGGCGTCGCAACTGGCGTGAGCCATGTCACCGCATAGGTCGGATATGGCGCGTTGTAGCTGGTGTCCTGGACGTTTGCGGTGGTGTTTCCGTTGTAGCTGCAGCCCAGTGACTTCTTCGCCCATATGGCTGCAGCAATGGCCGCTGATGCGCCGCCTGCAACGCTCACGCAGGCAGAGTGTGCGGCCAAGGGGTAGCTGGTGCTGCCGTAGCTCACAGCGGAGCCCGTCGGGTTGTCGATCACATAGGCGTCGATCACATTGGGCACCGCAAGCACGGCACCCAGGATGCTTTGCACGCTGTTGATCGCGTTCACAGCGACGGACTGCTGGCGGCGCAGCTCGAAGGCGGCACGGGACTCCATATTGTTGCCGACGGAGCCTGCCGCTGCGTTGGTGATTGCATCCCATCCGCCGATGGCAGTGAATATGCCGGTCAGAGCGCCGATGCCGCATGGGATTGCCCCTGGCACCTGATTCTGAAACTGGACTGCCACAGATCCGCCTGCAGAGATGGTGGCGGATGCCGTGCTGGAGTACAGATTCCCGCTGGTGTCCTTCGCCACGCTTCCGGCCGGGATGATCGTGCCCGCCGCGCCTGTGCATGTTGCACTGACGACGGTCCCTGCAGCCTGGATGCGGGTCATGAAGTACAGGTAGCCGATGGCGTCTTGCCAGATCCCTGACGCCGTGGCTGGGTTGAGCTGGTTTGCGATGTAGGCAATCTGGCTGTTCTTATCCCCGATCACAGCAGCCTCAGACTGTGCGAGCTGCCCCTGTGGCGTTGTCAGACCCGGGTTCACCCCGCCGCCAAAGGCGGAGTTAATGTCTGCCTGCACACCCGCCAGAATGGCAGACTCGGCAGGAAGTACCGGCGCCCCGTTTGACCAGGTGATTGATGGTACGTTGGTGGTCATCCGTTGAATCCGATGTTGTTGGTATTGCCGTCGCTGTCGATGACTTGGATTTGCCCATCGAGCTGGCGGCCAGAAAAGCTGGTGAAGATCACCGTCGCGCTTGTGACGTTTGGCACCGTCATTGCGACATCAATGATCTTTTGGCGCACGAAAGACAGTGGTGGGTACTGGCCCATGATTTGCTGCCAGTAGGGCATGCCCTGGCTGGTGTCGTACCAGCACTCGCCCAAGAATGTTCGAACGGCACTGGCGACGTCCTGGGCCACGCTATAGGGTGCGCCGGCCAGTGCAATATTTCCCGATGTATCAAGCACCAGGTCCCATGCTGCCTGGTCGAGCAGCAGAGTGTTTTGATTTATCGCCATGGAACTCCGATCGGACAATAGGCGCTATTTGCCCTTGGGCTTGCGAGAAAACAGACGAGCAATCAGATTCCAGATGCGTTCGATTAGAAACTCACCGCCTGCGTAGATGATGGCCGCTAGAGCGGCAATGGCAGCTCCAAATATGGGCTCTGCTCAGCTACAGGCTCTCGATGATGGACAAGGTCCCTGCTGCGCTGGCTTGGATGACCGCAATCTTGGTCACGCCGCTTTGAACGGAAATCGGAGGCATCGCCACATTGGGTGGTACATAAATGCTTCCAGCTGCAGCAGATGCTGTCGGGCTCGTGCCGAATGCCACCCAGCAGCCTGTGGTGCTTGCCAAGGTCACACGATTGGTGTTTGCCTGGACCACTGCGGATTGCGCGCTTGATGCTCCGACCGCCAGCACTTGTTGTGCCTGCAGAGTCAAAACACCTGGGTGCATTGCCTGCAGCGGATCCAGGCCAGTGGTGGTAATTGACACGTCTGGCGCACTCGACACAATTCCAGTGACCAGCGCCGATCCAGCGCCAACGATGGCCGTCGACAGTCGAACACGGCACTGCGGGAATGCGGCCGCCGGCACGGTCCAGCCTTGAATGACCGTCGTCGTTCCGATCATGCTGTAAACGCTGTCGGTGTTGTAACTGGTCTCGCGCGCGCACTTGATTGCCACCCAATTGGCGCCGTCATAAACTTCAAATGTCACAGCGCCCGCGGTGATCGACCCAGAGGTCTGGATGGTCAATGCCACGGAGTCCATGCCCTGCGTATTCAAGGTCATCGCCGTGTTCAAGGAGGTGCCGCTGGTCCAAGTCAAAACCTGAGGCTGCAGGTATGCATCAAAGATCGCCAGCGGGTTTGCCACTGATGGAAGGCTTTGAACCACCACCGAGCCAGCGGGCGTTCCAGCCGGGACGAATGCCCAGAGTGTCGTGGCTATCGTCACCGGCAGCCGTGGCGGGGAGATTCCATTGTTCGCCAGCGCATAGCCCTGCGTGCCAGATGGCTGGGTGTCTGCGGCGATGATCTGCACCGGAACGATGCCGGCCAACTGCACCACTGCAGGGGCTGCGCCGATATTGGTCCAGACTCCAGCCGGAACGGAGACGATGTTCGTGTATTGCGTCATTGCTTTTTCCTGAAATTAGCCGACCGTGCTGCCGGTATTGATTGATGACGATCCAGACTGCACGCCCGTGACCGCGTGGTGATGTCCGGAAAGGCTGTGAGCGCCGCCGGCGCCTGTGATGTCTCCAGCTGCGCCGATGGTCGATGCGCCCGTTATGGCGCCCGTCACAGTCAGCGTGCTGTCAGCGGTAATCGCCCCGGTGACATGCAGAGTGCCGTTGATCGTCGTTGGCGCATTCACCGTTGCGCTTGCTGCGTTTACGGTCACCGCATTGGGTGAAGTGACCGTGATGCCGCCCGCGTTGAATTCGATGAACTGCGTAGGAGCTGCGCCAATGATCGACATCAGGTAAACCATGTCGCTCATGTCGTGCTTGCGGGTGGTGCTCGGCGCGCTTACGCCGCCAGTTGCCTTCACCCCGGTAATGTCCCTGTCGCACACGGTCGCTATGCCGATGTCGCCTACCTGCGGGTCAAGAATCACCGCGTTAGCTCCGCCTTGAATCCGGCCATAGGGCACGCCGTACACAGTCTTGTGAGGCATGACACTTCTGTTGGCATCCATTGCGCTTACCAGTGGAAGCACATCAACCATCCCAATCGGTGACACGCCGCCGCTGTTGGTGACCGCCATCACTCGCACGGGGATGGCTGTGCGCAGGCCTGACAGCACCGCGCGCATCATGAATTGAATCCTGCCCAACTCGCTCCCGGCATCGCCAGGAGTCATATTCGAGAGGGTGCTAGTTGCTTGAGACATATGCGGCTGCGGCCAGTTTTGCTGTTGTGAACCAGGGGCCGTCTGGCATCAGGGTCGCGAGTTCATGCGTTGCGCCGTGAACCGGCCAAGTTCCGTTTGACTTCGGGATGGCGCTTTTCAGGTTGATCCGTCGGCCGATCTGGATCATGTTGTTGAATTCGCTCTTGACGATGAACCCGGACTCCCAGTAGCTGGGGTAGCCCACCAGGCCAGAATCCGGGCCAAGGTCGATATAGACGGGGTCTCTGTATGCTGCATTCGACCAGATGTAAATGGTCTTTCCCTCAAACCGCAAGGGGATTGCAGCGGCCCGGGCGATGGTCTCAATCTGGTTAATCACACTGCCGCTCACGTACTGATTGGTCACAATCCCATGCGCGCCGTTGTTGACTGTCGTGAAGCCAGCAGATGCGCCCAGATTGGAGATCAAGACGCCCGCATCCGATGCGCCTGGGTAGCTGTTTGGTGCCACAGCAATCACCCGGTCAATCAGCGCCGTCGCAGCGGACACGACAAAGCAAACATCGGGCGCTGAGCTGAAGTCAATGTAGGAGCGCGAGATATTTCCCTGAAAGACGTTTGCGATGGCCTTTCCAATCGTGCCGGCGTACACCGTGACCACCCGCGTGTTCAACAATGCTGCGTTCATCCCTATCGATGAAAACTGGTTCATCAGGTTGAGCGACATTCCCCATACCCGAAGCTCCAAATGATCCGAAGTATTTGCTCCACCATACTTCTGAATCACAGCGTGGCAACGCAGGCCCTCAAGCGACGTTGTGCCGCTCGCATCACTGAATTGCAAATTGATCTGGCGCTGCGCGAAGGTCATGTGGTGTACGTCAGGATGTAGCGGCTGCCCAGGCCGGTGTAATACGGGTCGCTGTACCCTGCGGTGTCCACGAATGCCAGTTGGCCAGCAAAGCCCAGGTAGGCGAACCGCACCAGGCCGACGCGATCAAGGCAAAGCATGGCAGTCAGGATTTGATTGCCGTCCACCGCCAGGTCCATGAAGAGCCCGATGCTCTTTTGGTAGATGCTGACAGTGCATTGCTGGCCGCCCAGCGAGACGCTGAAGGTCTGCGCAGGTATTGCGCTGATGGTGACAATCTGGACGGTCATTGAATTGGCGCCTGGTTGACTGCTGCGGCCTGCGATGCCGTTGGGTTGACTGTGCTCACCTGCCCCTGATTGACCGGGTCACTGCCATCGGGTTGCGCAGTGGCTGCGATTGACTTGGCCGTTTGCCGAATCTCTTGGAACCACAGCTGGACCACGATCAGCGATACACCTTGGCGCGACTCGCGCCGGTAGTCTGCATGGAACAGGTTCACCGGCTGGTATGTGGCGTCGGGCGTCACGATGGAGCACAGCTGCAATCCATTGAGTAGCACATCAATGGCAGCCAAAAACCCCTGTTTGCTCATGCCTTCATTACCAGAGCATGTGCAGGTCAGCCGCGCATCAAAGGGCGATGCCACCTTGTTGTAGCTGCTGAATCCACCTTGCTCCACCGGATAGGCGGCTATCTTCTGCTCGCCCCGATATTCAAACTCCACCACGCTGTCCGGGATAAGGATCGGCGCCCCGTTCGTGTCCGTTATTTGCCACTGCGGAACATCCGTCACCGTGGAGGAGTCCTGCAGCTGCTGCGTATAGTCCTGACCGCCGCTCGCCCCAAACAGGCTGTTGGCCAAACTTTGCAGGGATGGCACACCTGGCAGCTGCGGAACGTCAGGGAATGGGATGAGGGGCATTATTGGTTCGCCGTCAGGCTGTAATTGATCAGAGCGTTGTGGTTCAGTGCGGCATCAATGCCATTCACATTGCCATTCGAGTCAACTGCGCCCTTGTTCACATTCACCGTCTGGATGGATACCGTGGAGGTGTTGCCGCCAGCGCCAGAGGCTGCCGAATTGCGCGCCCCCACCATTCCCTCATGAACCGCCATGGCCTCTCGCACCTTCATCAGATCCGACTGACCCAGCACCGTATCGCGGTCAATGCCGGTGAGGCGTGAGACATGGGAGATGTAGGAGCCAGTGTTGTTTTCCCCGCTGGGCGCCCACTTGCTGACGATCTTGGAGATGGTGTTGTTTCCCCCTGCCATATAGGACATGAGCAGCGATGCTTGAGCATCCTGGCCGGCCTTCAGGCTTGGGAAAATGGCAAACCTGCCATCGCTGCCGGTGGCGCCATGCTTGCGCGCAAAGTCCCCGAATTCAATATTCCCGGGGTTGTTGTTGCGCATGTTGCGCGGCATGTTGCCGCCAGCTCCACCTGCAGACTTTGCCGCTGCCTGTGGGTGAAGCTGCTTGTACGCCGGATTGGATGGGTTTAGGTGCGCGTCCAGAGCGTCCTGCGCGTCCTTGCTTCCGAATCTCGCCATGATGGTTGCCATCCAGCCGCCCATGAACTCGGGCTGCAGCGCCTCTGTGGCCGTGTCCATCACAGACTTCATAGCGGGTGACAGCGCGGTCATCAGGGTTTGCGCCAATGCACTGCCGGACTGCCTCATCTCGGCCCACTGCTTCGTTAGCTCCTGGGCGTCTTTGATGTTCTGATCTGTAACCCCGGACAAGTCGTAGAACTTGTCATGCAAAACCTGCAGGGCTCCGCCGCCTTCCAGCAGCATTTGCAGCGTCCCTTGATCCAGCCCTATCGATGACCCAAGGGTCAGCGCAGTTTGTGCGCCCATGGTGTCCTTGATCCGCTTTAAGGCGGTGCCAAGTTCAATCAGGTTGACTTTGCCATCGTGCGCCTGCACACCCAGGCGCGCCAGGCCATTAACGACTTCCTCGCCGCCCTGCCCTAGTGCGTACTTGGCCAAGCCACCTTCGAGGTTTTGCAGTGATGCCTGCACCCCTTTGGAGTCGCCACCAAATGCTTCTGCTGCTTTGCCCCATGCATCCAGGTCACGCGCATTCATGCCCAGCATGGCGGACGTGCGCCCGAGCGCCGCATTGCCAAAGATCATCTGGTTCGCAAACTCTTTGAACCCACTCACCCCCACAATCGCCGAGCCGATGGCAATCAGCGAATTGCGGACCTTGCCCAGGTTGAGGTCGAATTCCTTCGCACCCTTCGTCGAGGCCTTGTTTGACTTCGCGTTTAAGTCATCGAACTTGCGGAGGTCGTCGATTGCCTTCTTTTGCCCAACGGTGTACTTCGAGGCATCAAGGCCCAATTCGATCAGCAGGCTGTCAATCACGGTTGCCATATTTATCTCGCGTTGTGCCGATCAACCGCCGCAATCTCCAGCAACACCCACATGTCCTCAACCCCATAAATGGTGTCGAGCTCGTGGAGCGTTGCCAGCCGACTGCTAACCAGGGTGGCTATTGTTTGCGGGGCATTTTGATATTCAAGGTATTTCCGGCTTTTGTCGCCGCTGGCCCTGCTGACTCCGAAGTCAAGGGGGCGGCGGTGCCGAAAAAACCAGTGTGCAGTTCAAAGGTCACCTTGCGCAGCTTGAACCGCGTGCTGACCTCCTCGATGTCGTCTTCCACCAGGGCGCGAGTCACAGCCGTTTCAACGCGCTGCACGCAGCCCATCATTTCTTCCAGCAGTGGCTCGGCGTCCTCAAAGGGAATGCGCGGCAGGTTAATCAGGCCGACGGCGGCCAGGCCTGCCATGCCCTGGGCTGCAATCGACTCGGGGATTTCAATCCCAGCCTTGCCCATGGCCAGAATGACACGGATGGCCCAGCGCTCAGCCTGAGAGGCTGGCATTTCCTTGACCAGGTACTTCTTGCCCTGATCCCGGCCATCCTCGGCCGTGAATGTGACTTCTTTGCGCGCCATTACATCGTCGGAGCGGCAATGATCCGCTCCCATGTGATTTCGAATGCAACAGGGGACAGCAGCTTCTTGGCGCTGGGGAACGCCGGGGCTGCGGTCAGGTAGCCCTTCTTCAGGATGTAGTTGCGCCCGATGCTTGGGATGGAGATGGTGCCGTCAGCACGGAACACGTCCGTTTGGGCGTCTTGCTGGTTGCGCCAGATCTCGAACATGGCCATCGATGCGCTGGTGGGCTGCAGGTGGATGGTCATCTTGTAGGGCGTGAACACCTTGCCGGCAGACATCTTGCCGTCCACGCCCATCATCACTTCGGACTGGGGAACGCTGTCGGTCTCGAAAGCGTCGTCTGTGGCATAGCCCTCGATGATCTGGGGGGCGCTGAAAATGCCAGCAATGGAGAGTGCCAGCGTCGAGTTTGCGGAGGTCAGAGTAGACATTTTTGGCGGTCCTTATTGGATGGTGATCGAGGCCAGATTGATTTGCTGAATCGACTCGCCGTCTTGGAAGTAGAGCGTGGAGCTGGGCGACTGGCGGGCCGCGCGCGTCACGGCGGTGGCCGGGGTGATCTGCAGGTAGAAGCCAGACGCCGTGATGGCAGCCGATGCATCAAACCCGAGCGCGTACTGGATCTGGGCGATTTGGCTGGCCGACAGAACCACACCGGCCCGGATGGCGCCGAAGTTGAGGGCCGCCTGAATTGGGCCCATGGCAGCCGCGTACACCATGCCGTAGCCCTGGGCGTTGTAGGGGATGCTGTTGACGCTGGTCAGCAGGTTGACCATGGCCAGCTGCAAATTGGCGTTGAGCCAGATCTGGTTCAGGTAACTGTCAAGCCAGAGCCAAGTTCCAGACACGGAGCCCGGGCCGAACCAGTTGGCATTGTTGGCCGGGTTGTTGCTGCCGAAGTACGCATAGGTGTTGTAGCCATTGCTCAGCACTGCGGAGTAATTCGACTGGTTCGTCACCTGGGCGACCAGGCCGGACTGCGACTTGAATGCGGCAGTGGCGCGGCCATTGAGCCGGGTGAAGTCCAGCGATGCAGCGTAGCCACAGACAAAGGCCGCGTGGCTTGCCGTGCCATAGATGGCGCAAGTGCCCACCAGTTGCCCGGTCTGCAGGAAGTTGCCGAACGTCACGGTGTTGTTTGCCGTCAGCGCGTTGATGTCGCTGTCCTGGCACACGTACAGGTAGCGCGGGCCTTGGCTGTTTGACCAGGTGGCAAATGCCTCCTTCTCAGCCAGGACAGATTCCCACACCGTCATGAACGTGGCCCAGTTCTGGGTCAGCGCCAGCACGGATGCCATGAAGGTGGATGGCGTTGCAACCGCTGCGCCGGTGCTGAGCAAAGCGCCTGTGGCCTGCGTCAGGAGCAGGGCCGTTGCCAGCGTGTCGGTGGCATAGGTCAGCGTCGAGGTGGCGCCAGTGGTGGTGCTGGTGAAGATGAACCCACCAGTGATCGAGCTGTACGACACGGTGAAAGTGGGCGCCGTGAAGGCTGCTTGGATCAGCGCGGCGGCTGCGCTCGGGCTGGTGGCGCCCGACAAATTGATGGTGCCGCTGGTGAACTGGGTGCCGTTGCTGGTCACGATCAGCGTGCCGGTCAGCGCCTGCAGTGCGGTCAGTGACAAAGCCGCAATCGAGCCGCCATTGAGGAATGCGCCGATGGCCACTTCTGGGTAGCGCGTGAACTGGAGCTGGCCCGGGGTCTTGGTGCCCGTGCTGAAGCCCGCGAAGTAGACGGTCGCCAGGGCGTACTCAGTGCTGGACTGGCCGAAATAGGCGCCCACGTTGGCTGCGCTGGAGAACGTCAGCATGGAGCCGTTGGGCGCCAGGCTGTTTTGCGTCAGCATGATCGCATTCAGATCCACGGCAATACCGCCAGCCGAAAGCACCGACGGCACCACGTTGACGACTTGGGAAAAAGGGATGGTGGCTGTCATTTAAAGCACTCCGGGAGGGTTATGGGTGAAAGGTCTTGTCGATTGGCACGAGGCCAATGCTGATAGCGGTTGCGCTTTGCTGCGCCGTGGTGATCGTCGGGTCGTATTCGAGGTGAGCCCGCACCCGCCAGCGCTGCTCGTACTGGGCTTCACCAGCCACAAGCGGGATTTGCATCGGGTCGTCTGTGTACAGCGGCTGAATGTTTGCAGGCATCTGCGACGTTGCGTACTCATCGCGGAACAGGATCTGCAGCTGCATCGCCCAGGACTGAGACAGCGGCCCCACCAGGTCAATCCCAACTTCATACCGGGTAGATGCAACCACTGATTTGGTTTGGTTTGCGCTGTTGTATGTGTGGACGTTTGTGCCAAGGCGGGACATGGATCCACTGGTCAGCAACACAAAGCCTGTCGGCGGCATGGCAACCTCGTTATCCAACCCTTGGACCACAGGCGTGCCGGTTGGCAAAAAGGTGGCCAGTAGCGCAACCAGGGCCGTGAACACGTCTTGGTCTGTGATGTCGATGGTGACTGACATTAGGAGGCCTGCAAGGTAACGATCACGCGGGCCCAGTCCGGCCAGGTCTCCATGACTTGCGACACAAGCCAGTTTCTACCGGGGCCGCCGGGCACCTCCGCAAACACCAGGACATCGCCGCCCTTGGCATCCACCCGGACAACGCCCTGGGGGTTGCCGTACATGTAGACGGTGCGCATGACACCTTGGACGCTCATGCCGTCCATGTGCTTCATATCAGACCCAGACAGGGCTTGAATCTGGGCGGATATGGTGCTGGCGCTGAACGCCGGTGTGCGCTTGCCTGCGGCGTTGGTCGTGTACCCGGTGGATTGCTGCCAGGTAATCTGCTGATTCCCATTGACCAGGCGGATAGCGCTATTTGCAAGTGTTCGCAGGCTCATGATGCAGAGAATTCCGATCCGGGTTTGTTTACGGCGTTGCGAACGCTGGCCAGCAGCAGGCCGGTGTCATTCAGCGGCTTGTCATCGCCTCCAGGGTCTTCACCCGCTTTGATCGCGGCAGCGGCCTCGCCGACCGTCTTGCCAGTGATCTTCATCCCGCCCTTGCGCCACTTGCGCAGCAAAACGGTGACCGGCGACAGAGCGGGGCTGTCCAAAGCGGAAATTTCCTGCTGGATGTCTGCAACAGCGGCTCGGCCAACAGCGTCCAGCGCATCGAATGCGCTGGCCTGCCCCGCTCCAACCCGTGGGACAAGCCCCTTCAGAATTCCAGACCACTCTTCCGAATGCTGGGCAACTGCGGGCTTGATGAATGGCCTGGCCGGAATGCTCACCTCCGGCGCCCCAAATTCCTGAATGGCGGCCACATAGGCGACGCTGGTCCCATCCTCATAAGCCAAGCCGGAAGGAATTCCCACCTGGGCAACCATCCCCTTGAACTCTTTTGGAATGCGCTCCAGCCGCGCAACGATCTTTCCCAGGTTGATCTGCTTGCCCATTTAAAACACTCCACCTGCCTTGCGGAAGGCCGAGCGCTCCATGCTTGCGCCGACATACAGGCCAGGGCCCGCCATCACACCCAGAAGCGCCCGAAGCTGCTGCCCGTAGGGAGTCGTAGCCAGCCAATAGCCGAACGCGGACTTTGCCGGTGGCGGCGCCATGCTGACACTGACACTGCCCTCGGTTGCAGACTGCAGCACCCCGGGCGTCGACCCGGCGCCGATCAGGGCGTAGGTCTTTGCCAAGTGAGCCGCGATCAGGTCGCTGCACAGCTGCGCCTGCACGGCACTTACCAGCCAGCTGGGCTGATTGGTGCTGATGTACGCCGTGCCCATAGTCCACCAGCCCTGCAGGCCTGCCGCAGGGTAAGCCGTCGGGTCCGAGAATTCGGGAAACTGCAGGCGAAAGCTGGTGTCGTTATAGGTCGGCGTAGTCATATCAAGCCAGGGCAGCCACTACTCGTGGCTCGTTTTCGCTGATGTTTGCGTAGTCGGCAGCGGTAACAGGTGCGCTGGCGTCTTTGCGATTCATGTCGGAGGCGACTTTTTCAGGGTCAGCCTTCTTGGCCTGAACAATGATGTGGCCGTTCTTTTTGTGGAGCTTGAAGCCCTCGTTTGCTTCGAGGATGCGCATATCGTCGTCGCTGACTTCGGTCATGCGGCCCTGCGGCGTCCAGATGCTGGCCTGGCCGCCATCGATGGCGATGCCTGCGCCACCCTTGATCATCACGAACTCGCCGGGGACATTGACGCCCTCACCCTTGACCCAGTTCTGATACTTCTGGTCGCAGGAGAGCGTCGAAAAAACGTAGTGTGTGCCTTTGGACATGGTGTAGCCTCATTTGATTTTGAAAAAAAGGGCCCCCGAAGGAGCCCTTTTGCTTGCTGCGGATTGGCTTAGATGCCGGATCCGCGATACACGGCGTAAGGCCGCTTCAACATGATGCCGGCGGTGGCCATGCTGAAATCTTCAATGTAGGCCTTCGCCTGCTTTTCCACGCCCAGGGCCATGAACTTGGTGGGCACCACTTGCACGAACGTGCGGCTGTCGTCGCTTGCACCATCGTCCACCTTGTCGGCGAACAGATAGAACACATTGGCGCCACCGTTTGCAGCGTTCAACTGCGGTGCGCTGATGACGCGCCATTTCGGGTAGGTCTCGCGCAACCATTGGCGCACGGACACGTTGCCGTAAACAGCCACCACCGAGAGGTACTGATACACAGCCGTGGGCAGTGCCAAGGTGCATTCAGTGTCTTCGGGGTTGATCGTGTCTTGCGACTGGATCTGCAGAGCGGCAGCAGCTGCTCGGATGTCGGCAATGATGTCGATGAACGTCTTGCCGGACCACAGGGGCGAGCCGCTGGATGCGCCGTTTGCGGCGGTCACATAAGCAGGCAGGCCGGGATCGTTCAAGAAGCCATAGGTCAGGTTGTTGCCCGAGTTGTAGCCATTGAAGCCGATCAGGTTGCGCTGGATTTCCAGAGCCAAGGCGGCGCTGGAGCGCTTTTCGCCAGCGGTGCTGACGCGGATGCGCCCAGCGCGAGCCTCTTCCAACAGGCCCACCTTGAAGCCGTGCTCGTAGCGGACTACGGTGCGGCGCACAAAGTTGGCATTCCAGCTGGCCAGCGGGACGTTGGTGTAGTCGCCGTAGGGCACGCTGTTGCCGATGGGCTCCAGGATGCCTTGAACGATTTCCTCGTCTTCCCAGCTGCCGACGGTGGAGATGCCCACCAGCTCGTCGATCTTGCGAGCGGCGGTCATCACGCGCACAAAGCCGGGCAGCCAGTTTTGAAGGAACTGAATCGGAGTGGCGATGCTGGCCGATGTCACCGGGGCTTGCTGGGAGTCCATCGCAAAGTATTTGCTCTGGTCCTGCATGAACGCGGTGGGAATGTGGATGCCGATTTTCGCCAGGTCAGCAAATTGCTCTGCGTCCTGGGCGGTCATCACCACGGGGCGGACATCGCGCGCTGCGATGCTGCTGTGTACGACGGAAGTTTTGTGAGCCATTATTTAGCCTCCGGATTAGTTGGAAACGCGCACGGCGATCAGGCCGGCAGCGCTTGAGTTGTAGCGATACACGGATGCATTCGGCACCTGCAGGCAGCTTGCAGGCACGGAGCCGCCAGCCGGGTAGGTGTAGATGGCGCCAGTGCTGACGTTGTAGGCCACGGAGTCGCCGATGTTGCAGCTCGCCGTGTTGTTGTAGACCACGATGGTGCCCATGGTCAGGAAGTCGGCTTGGTTGTAAGCCGGAACCACCAGGGTCGGGTCGATGGGGAAGCCGCCAGTCGGCGAGAAGCCAGGCAGACCCACCGGATTGACCAAGAAGCCACCCATCGTGAACACGCTGCCGCCAGCGCCAGCCAGTGCTGCGGATGCCACAGACTGCGAGTTGTTCACCGTGTAGGTGCCAGCGCCGCCAGTGCCCGTGCCGTAGCCGGTGATCACGGTGCCGCCAGAAGTGCCGCCGCCAGTGATGGTTTGGCCGATGGTGAACGAGCCGGTAACGGTGCCGCCAATGGTCAGGGTCGTGCCGCTGATCGTGGAAGCAGTCGAAGTACCGGATGCGGTAGCGTTCAAGACGCCGCCTTGTGTGGCCGCGCCGGTTGCGGCGTTTTGCACAAAGAAGTTACCCACGGAGCCGCCGATGGCGTCCAGGACCAAGGATTGCGCACGGCGCGGGCCGTCGGCGACTTCCTGCCCCAGGATGCCGAAGCCAAGGTTGACGTTTACCGTCGATTGAAAAACTGCTGCGGTCATTTATTACTCCTTCGAGCCGGCCAGGTGGCGGTCAATGAAACTGCCGGTCTTGGCAGTGGGCGCGGCATCCATTGCGGCTGCGGCGGGTTTTGCGGCCAGGTAGCCGCGAACGAACGACACGCGTCCGGCCTTGGGTGCGCCAGCGATCTGCAGCTTGTCCACGGCGTAATCGGCCATCTTGGTGATGTCCATTTCACGATGATCAAACGCGCCGACTTGCGAGCTGACGGCTTGATAGAAATCAGCCTTGTCAGCGATGCGGGCTTCGACACGGCGCTCGATTTCAGCAGCGTCCATGGCGCCACTTGGGCCCTTTTCGTCCTGCTTCTCTTCGCTCTCGGTCGGGTCTTTCTTCTCGCCCGGCTTGTCCTCGTCGTCTTCCACCTCTTCGGTGCCAGCGGTCGAGCCAGCGCCGTTCAGCAGCTTTTGCATTTCCGCGACCAGGGGAATGATTTTTCCCAGGTGCGTCTTGGCGTCTTCAAGGCTCATCGCATTGGCCTCGCCATCCTTCTTTTCCGGTTCAGCCATAGCGGCATCCTTTACAGTTTCTAAGTGGTCGAGAACTGCTACTTCTGGCCCCATGCGACCACTATCCACAAGGGCAAGATGATTTCCACGAATGTTTCGCTGGATGTATTGGTACGGCTGCCCGTCAGGCGTGATGCCGTCTGAGCGCTCGTAGGTGCAGCGGTAGCCGCACGACAATTCCTTTTTCCCGGAGTCGATCAGCGTGGCCATGGCCTGGGACATCAATTTGATGTTCCCGTACAGCGTGCCGTCGTCAGGGTTGAAATAGACCTGCTCACCGATCACGCCCTGGATGCCCTTGCGCTCGGCCGGCATCAGTCCAGCTTCTTCGCTGCCCAGCATCACGTGGTTGTCAATCCACGGCAGCAGGCGGAAGCTGTCGATGGTGTCCAGGCTCCCCAGCTCATCGGCGGGCCGCAGCACGTTGTAGAGGTGGTCGGGGTCGGCGCCGGGGTCAATGGACTTGCCCAGGTACTGGAAAACACCAGTCTTTGACAGTGGGTTGTCCTTGCGCTCGAACCAGCCGTTGGCATCGAACTCGCGCTTGTCTTGGGCCATGGCCTCTGGTGGCTTTGCGTCGATCATTTCTTGTGCACCTGGGTGTAGAGGCTGAGGCAGTGAGGCGGGGTCGGCCCACAGGTAGCCGTCGCTTTCATCGTTCAGCGCCGGGATGAACTCCGGATCCGTGCACAGGAACAGCGCAAAGTCATCGGTTGACGAAAGCGCGGTCAGGTTTGCGGGCTGGTGCCCGATTTCCTCCATGCTCTCGCGCGCGGCTGCGACCTCTGCGGATTCGCCCTCCTCGACGTGCCCCGCAGGAAACGCCCAGGTGCCGCCGTGGTCGCCGCCCTTGGCGCGCATCAGGAGCAGCACGCGCCCTGTGTCAGATGCCCGGTACAGGATTCCGGCTGCTTTAGGTTGGTTCATTGAATCTGAAGATGGGTTTGCTGATGCAGCGGCAGAAGATTGCGTCTCCGGGCTTGCCGCGCTGGCCGCTGTGCTCATCGATTACTGGGGGGTCGTCGAACCGGTACTCTTTGCCGGACATTGCGACGTGGTCTTTGCGCGGGTAGCGTCCGCCGCCCGTGTGAACCCAGACATACGACTCCACGCCCATGGCCTGCAGTCGGGCTTGGTTGATGTTGGCGTAGGCCTTGCGCTGCTGATCCATGGACACATGGCGCGCCCAGCGCACATCGCCCTCATAGCGCTTTGTCAGGTAAGGAACCAGGTCAGCTGGGCCGCGCCCGGTGGTGATCGAACGCATGACCTCGCCCTGCACATCGGATAGATACTTCTCGGGAATGCGCTTGATCAGCTGCGCGGACTCTTGGGTGCTTGCGCTGATGACCGTCTGCAGGCGCTCATTGGAAAGCGTCATGTCGATCTTGAAGCCCTCGGACACCTCTTTCAGGCTCATGCCAAGGGTGACGGTGCTGTTTCTCACCGTGCGATCGATCATTCGCCGGGTGACCGTCTTGGATAGCCGGGCGAACCGGTTGATCCACTTTTCACGCAGCGAGTTGATGCCGATGCGGGCCCGGCTCACCGGACTGTCGTCCATGGCGTGATCGAAGCCGCCGGCAGCCAGGGCCGCCAGCATCTCGCGCTTGGTCTGGCGAGCCATCAAGCCGATTTCCTCGATGATGGCCGCCGCCATGTCGTCGGCGATATTGACTGCGGGGCGCAGGGCCCCGCCCGTCTTAACTAGGGGATCTGTTGCCCCCCTCGTCTTCCTCGTAGCCGATTTCGTCGTCATCATCATCGTCCCATGAGCCATCCGCAAGCAACACGGCATCCGTGTCACCATTAGTTTGGTTAAATTCAGCCTCGCTCATTGCGGGAATTTGATAATTCGGGTCTGCGGGTATCGGCAGCAGCTTGCTCATGATGTTTTCCTGTTGAAAAGCCAATCAACGTGATCTTCCAGCTCGGCAGGCAGTGTGCCTTTCTGGTATCCCGGTGATGTAACTAGCGCGGCAATTTCAGCATCGGTTTCCTTGATGTTTGAAGTTGCGTACTCGCTCACGTTATCCCGTATCCATTGTTTTCGGGACGTGTAATCAGGATGCATCCTTTGCAGGATTTCCGCAAGTCTTTCAGGGGATTTCTTTGTAGATTGCATCCCCAAAGCATGCGCTAACTCATGAACTGCAGTGGCACGGTTGATGGCGTCTTCGCTTTCCCCGCCCACCGTCCATCTAGCCTTGCCATTTGCGGCTCGCTGCTCGTGATATTTCTTCTGTTGCTCCATGAACTCGACATTCGAGGACTTGGATGGAGACACGGCGAAATTACCAAACCCCTTGCGGTCCTGCCATGCATGACCCATTGCCTTGCCGGTCGATCCACATACGACGCGAACGCTGTGCTTAGCCAACTCGCTTTTTATGTCGAAGCCTTGACTAACCAGGCCAGCCATTGCGTCATCAATGTGCCCAAGGGTCTTGCGCATGGCCTTTGCTGCCGCACTACCATCGCTGATGTCGATTTCGGTGTGACCCCCAACACTTGCGCCGTGCCCTGCATATGACCTTTGGCGAGCCTCTTTCATCTTGTCACTCAATGCCGCGCGATCTGCATCCGACATATCCCAGTACTTGTCTTTGTACTCCTTCATCATGGCTTTATATTCTTTCCCGGCGTTGCTGCCGTTAGAGAATCCAAGCCCGTAATTGGTGGAGAAGTGATTGGTGATGTGATCTACAGGGGCTGACTTGAATCGAGAATTTGCAGGATTCTCGTTTGCCTTTTCGCGCAGCTCTTTGTTTTTCTGCTTTTGGGCTTCTTTTGCGGCCTTCTCGCCTTCCTGGCGCTCGCGTTGTGATGCGAAGTATTTGGCAACCTCATGCTCTCCAGCCTTTTGCCTGTGCGCTGCAGCCAAGTCGCCTTCGCCTTGCTCTTTTGCCAGATCCCTAGCATGCATGTGCAGGTCGTAGGCGTCGCCATGCTCTTTGGATGAATTGGCTGTCTCGCTGGCCGCGTGAGCGGCTGCACTAGCTTCATTCATTCTTGCGTATTTCATCGCAGCGAAGTGAACGTCTGCCCTTGCGAAGTGGTGCGATGAACGCTCCTGCTCACCCGCCGACTGCGCGGCCTCTGCGGCCTCTATGTGGGCGGCCCTTGCGTCACTGTGCTGGTCTCCGCTGGCTGCAGTTGTCGACAGATTGTCTGCATGCTCACTCTTTTTGACGTGCTCGGGCTTTTCAGCGGTTCCGCCTTTATGTGCCTGGCTGATATTGCGGCCATTGAACTTTCCGCCCATTCCGGCCAACACCGTGCCATTGCCTGAAATTAGAACCTTGCGGCCTTCGCCTTCCTGGCCGTTTGGGTGGACTGTTATCCAGCGGTCATCAAAGGCAAAACCGCTGGGATGCGCTTTTGGGTCGGCGCCGTCCACAGCTTGGCCCCCCTCATCGTCATCGTTGCCATCGTCATCCTCCGGGATGCCTGGGGCACCATCACCTAGCCGCATTTCTGGGTATCCGCCATCGCGGTCCTTTGCCACCCGTTCGCGCTCTTCCTCGCTGGAGATTGCGCCGGATGCGATCAGGGCTGCGCCGATCTGGGCCTTCACCAGATTGGTGTCTGCCATTTCCTTGGCGGTCGGGCTGTCCAGTGGCGCCCATGCAACTGACGTTTCAACGCCTGCCATCTTCAGCATGAGCGGGGCAACGAAGCTGCGCACCACCAGGGCATGGTGACGCTCCAAGAAGGGCGTCAGGTCGTGCGTCTGAATCGACTCCAGCAATTCGTGGTAGCTGGCCTCTTCATACTCACCGGTGGAGTTGAATCCCTTGGGCGTCGTGCCGATCAGCTTGGTGGCTGGCACGCTTGCCTGCGCGGCGACCAGCTGGTACTGCGTCATGATCAGCGCGTCAAAGTCGGCCAGGGAGGTGTCGAACTGCTGGAATTCGTCGCTTTCCTTGTCGCCCAGCTTGATACCGTAGCTGTCGCGGTATTGCGCCCACAGGTTCAGGCGGTCTGTTGCCTGCTCCGCGTTGGCCATTACTTTTTCCATGTCCGTCAGCCACACATTCGTGCGCTTGGTCATGGCCAGCTGGGGCGCTTCGTTTGCGGTGCGCTCGGCAGCGTAGACACGCTCCATGATCTGCTGGGGTAATGGGATGCCGCCATAGATGTACTGCGGCTTCAGGATGTCCACCGGGTCGGCATGGCGAAATATGACCAGGTGCGACCGGTGCACCTTCACGCCATTGATCAGCCACCAGGTGGGCTCATAGAAATGCATCGAGTCCGGCTGACTGGATGCCGCCTGATCGAGCATTGGAGCCGTCCAGTATGGGTCGATCTGGATGATCCCCTTGTAGCTCCCGGGGGTCACGCCATCGATATTGAACGGCTTTTCGTAATACTGCGCATCGGTGCTGTCCACCTTGAACATGGCCACGCGCACACCGAAGATGCGGCCCTTGCGGATGAACTCGCGCAGATGCCAGTTCACCCGGAAACGCTTGTCAAAGCGCTTGATGATCTTGTGCGCCTCGTCGGGGATGTCCTCGCCGTCGTAGCTGGTCACGCGATAGCCATTGCGGATCGCATCATCCCCGGGCATGGAGCACGCCTTGTTGATCAGCCAGTGCTGCGCCAGGATGCCGGCCATTTGATGGCCGATGAACCCTTGGGATGCATACCAACCGGCCAGCGCCTCGCTCATGCTGTTCTGGCCGGCGCCGTAGCCCTTGAATGCTGGATAGCCATTGGAGCTGTCATCCATCGCCACGCCCACGAGCGCAGGCTGGGCGCGCTTGAGGCCGTTCAGATAGTCCGCCGTCAGCATCACGGGCTCGATGCGCTCGAACGCATGCGTGCTGAAGAAGCTGGAAACGTTGCGCAGGGGCTTTGCTTCTGGCTTTGGTTTGCGGAAAAACGAGAACATGGGCTATCCAAAAAATGATCTGCGTGGAGCCATTACCTCGGCAAATGCCCGGCTGCTTGCATCCACCTGGTCGTCAAACGTCCCATTTGGGAACATCCGCAACTCGTTGATAAAGGCCTCGTTCCATGGGGCCCGAACCATCAGCACATTTCCCACGTTGACCTGGGCGGCGAATGGCTCGGCGCGCGTCACCTTGTCGCCGGATTCCGGGCTGGACTTGACTTTGTGGCCAGCCAGCATCCGGGTCAGGTATGCAACCTGCGTCTTGCCAGCCTGCCCCGGGTCTTGCGGGATGCTGGTGGTAACACTGCGCCCGTCATAGTCGGCGGTATTTTTGATTGCTGCGTCGCGCTCATCGGGGCCAACTCGCACCCGCACCATGTCCGCAATCACAAAGCGGCCATCGTCCATGCGGCCTATCTTTGCCCCCGCCGTAAAGTCGCCGTCCGTAGTGGATGCGAAGTCCCAGCCTCGGCACCACTTTGATACCTGCGCCGGAGCGGCGTCGATGATCTGAAGCTGGTCTGGCTTAAATAATCCGCCTTCGCCGGGGCTTGGGCGCTGCTGATATTGGCCCGCGAACACATAGGGGTTTGCCTGCTCCATGCGGTTCAGGTCTTCTATCGTGTGCTTTTCAGGCCAAAGCGCGGTTCCGTCTTCCTGCTTTGCGGGAAGGCATATAACCTCCCATTCCTCGCCGTTGCCGCTCTCCCGCAGCCACCCGGCCAAGTCGTTTTCATGCAATCGCTGCATGATCAGGATGATGGGTGTGTTCTTTGGGTCGTTCTTGCGGCTCTCAAGCGTGGTCTGGAACCAATCCAGCACGCCTTTACGCACCGTATCGCTGCGAGCCTCGGACGCCTTGTGCGGGTCATCGATGATGATTGCGCCGCCAAAGCCTTCTCGGTGCTTGCCAGCGCCAAAGCCGGTCAGCGTGCCACCTGCGCCCGCAGAGTACATCACGCCGCCTGCTGTCGTCTTCCAGTGAGCCTGGGCAGTCCCCTGGAACTTCACATCGGGGAATATTTCGCCGTAAGCCTCATGCTGCATGAGCATTTTGGTGTTGGCTGAATTGTTTGCAGCCAAGTCGCTGGAGTAGCTGACATGGATGAATTCACTATCGGGAACCTTGCCCATGGCCCATGCGATGAAGTTGATCACCGCCAATTCGGTCTTGGAGTAGCGAGGCGGGATGTTCAGGATCAGGCGCTTTGTGCTGCCATCGAACACCCGCATCAGGGCTTCGCAAATGATCTTGTGGTGCTGGGCTTGCAGCCACCTGTAGCCTTTGCGCTGCCGGAACATCCAGCGGCTAAAGAAATACAGGTCTGCCCTTGCGGTTATTGCTGCGGCTTGGCGGTCTAGTGCGTCAAATGTCCTGTATGAGTTGCTTTGCGCGACGCTCATATTCTTCAGGGGTTAGGGTGTTTATCACAAAGCTGCTGGATGGGGCTGCGGGTGCCGGGGGTTGCGAATCAAGACGCCATGCTTTGCGCTCACCCTCTTGGCGAATCTTCAAAGTCTCGGCAGTGATCTTGGCCAGCTTGGCTGCATCAAAGTCGGCATTACCGATTGCCGTGTCTACCAGTTGCTTGTGCTCATCCCATTCCGTTTGGTGCCTGATCTCCACATCTGCCCGGCGCTGGGCGGCAGCATCCAGTGCCTCTGCCTTTTTTTGGGGGTTGCAACCTGCAACCACGCCTGCAACCTTCTCTGCAACCTTTCGCCTAAGGCTGTCTTCTATGTCCTGTGCCCATCCGTCTTTTTCGATCCGCTTTTGTATGGCCGTCCGACTGACGTTGTACTTTCTGGACAACTCAGACTGCGTGGCGCCCGCCTCATACTCGGCGCGTATCTGCTGCCAGTCGTATTTCTGGGCCATTTTCAACTTTCAAATTTATGCACCCATCGGATTCACCTTGCGGCTGGGGCAACCGGTTCGCAACATCCCCGATTTCGCGTTGATGCAGGCGCGTAGAGACCAGGGCCGGGTGTCAGCCGGCCCCACGTTCGGGTTCCGTGTGAATTGGTGCAAAGTGCGCTCCAGGTTGCAACGAGTGCGGTTTGGTTTGATGAGCGACTCCGCGTAAAAGCAAAAAGCCCCAATAAAGGGGCAATTTTTTGAGGCGACTGTGCATTTAGAGCTATTGCAGCAAATGGCAGCTGGCCACCGAAGCAATCATGGGGCAAAAACGTAGCCCAGTCCTAGCGCTCTCCGGCGTCTATTGGGCGCCATGGTATATCATTTCCTCCCAGCATGCAAGCGCTTCTTTATGCTGATCCGTGCAGCGCTCAATGAGTCATCTATCAGGTTCGCCAGCTTCCGTCCCGCCTCACCTTGCGGCAGCTTGCGTTTCCCGCCACCACGGCATGTCGGGCAAACTCCTTTGTGATGCATGGCACGGTCACGCCGCACGCCATGACAGACTGGGCATACGTCACCCAGCCACCACATAAGCACATCCGCCACCAGGTCGCCCGGGGCCTCCACTGGGCGCTTCCACTTCTCCACGTTGGCAATGAGCATGGCGCGCACTTCAGGCAGCGTCTTGAGCTTGCCCAACATCAGCGCGACTTCGTGCAAATAGATCCTGGTTCCGGCCTTGGGGTGCTCCACGCCGTCATATTCGCTGTGGAGCCTCAAAAGGGCCATGCCGGTGCGCGAATAGCTCCAGCCCGCAGCAATGATGATGTCGGCCTGGCTGGGTCGGTCAGCCTCAACGCGCAGATTGCTGGCGTGCGTGGCGCTGGTGTACATTTCTTCCGTGGTGATTACGTCATCGCTCATTTAGCAGTCCTTTGAAATTACAATTCGGGCAGCAACTGCGATAGCAAGAAATGCCCCGCTTAACTTTGACTGGTTGCGGGGCTTTTTCATGTCAGGCGCCCATCTCAGCCAACAGCGCGTCCATCCGCACAGCGCATGCGTGAGCCTCGGCAAAGTTCGCGGTACGGCTACCACCAGGCAGTACCCAACCCTCGTGCGCAAGTGGTGGCACTGCCTTCGCCCAGATCACGCGCGCCTTGCCCACCGTGATGTTCTTCGGGTCGTCGAATGCCGGGGAAATTTCTCTGTTGCTCATTTGGTCTTCCATATAGTTGAATGAATCTGATAAAACCTACAGCGCCAGCCGTAGTCCTGGCGCTTTCTGCAGTCGTAAATCTCTTTGCCGTCCAGCACCTGAACACGCTTGTGCATGCACTGGCCGCATGCCTTGGCCTGGCGGGCGGCTTCTTCCTGACGGCGGATCGGCACCATCTCGGGGTTGCCCCATTCCCACGACCTAATGCCTGTGCTCCCAGGTTAAAAACGAAGTTGACGCCACTCGCGCAAGCGGAGAAGCTCGGCGCTTCATAGCCGGTTGCCCGGTAAGTCGCTGGCTTGCTGCCGCCCTTGTTCTCCCGGAACACCTGAGGCGTGGCCTTGACAATCTTTCCTTCGTGCTGAAGGTGCCGCATGGCACTCATGCACTGCACGTAGGTGATGCCGCATTGCTCTGCGATGGTGGCGCGGTCAGATATTCCGGCGACGATGCACTCCAGCACGCGGGCTTTTGCGGATATGGTCATGCGCAAGCCCTTTCGGCAGAGGCCGACCACCGCACGCCGCGATCTGCACCAAAGGCATACAGAAATTCGATGAACTGAGCGGCTTCCTTGACCCAGAATTCCCGCGTCTGGATGCCAAGCTGCACGATGCGGCAGCCGTCGAGGCTCGGAGTTACCCGGCTGTCGTGGTGCAGCGGCGTGCCGGCAATGCGCATTTCCTCTGCGAACTCATCGACCAGCAGGCGCTTCATGTCGTCGGCATCCCACCGGCGCCCGATGTGCTCCACCTGGCGGGCAATGTCGGACACCATGGCGTGGTACTTTTCTTCCTGGATGCGCTTCTTGGCGGGCTCGCTGATCTGGACCATGTGCCCGGACGGCGCAGCCTGCACTGCCTTGATGGCATTGGAGCGGGCCCGGTCGTGGGCCATGATGAAGGTTTGCTTCATTTGGCACCCCGATACGGCCACGCCACAGCCGCAGCGTCGCGGCAATGCTCATTGCTGGCAGCCAGCCACCCGGTCATGCGCGCAAAGGCCTTAGCATCCAACTTAGCGCCCTTTCCTTTCGGACTGACGCCGTGCGCCGGTATGCCCAGATCACCGCACACGGCGACGATCAGCGTGCACCATGCATCTACTTGGCCAACCTTGCGCGCCATGTTCAACGCCACCGGCCTGCTCTTGACGGTGGTGAAAACGTAGCTTGTCAGTCGGCTGTCTTCAAAGATCACGCGACCGGCGCCAGAGCTGCGCAGGAAGTCGGCGATCTGGTGGGGGCTGATGGTGTGCAGGGTTTCAAGCTTGCCGCCAGTGAAGACTGCGATGCCGGTGTGCTGGCCAGGGTCAATGCCCAGGATGATCATTTCAAGCCCCCAAGCATTTGTATTGCTCTTGCTGCCACTGCTGGAACCCACCCGTTGCCAGTGGTTTTGAGTCCGTCCATCCCTCGGGCCACTGCATCAGGATTTCTTGGCATCGAGGAGTAGTCATCCGCTGGTAGAGCCGCATCAATTGCTCTTGCAGATTGCCGTCTGCGTGATTCTTTCGAATCAAAGCCAATGGATTGCGGAAAGTCCAAGCCTTCCAGCTTTGAGCCGTAGGCGTTAGCAACCAAGAAAAGCCTGGCTCGATGGTGGGCTGCTCCAATGGATGAAGCTCGAAACACTCCCCACTTCGCATCGAACCCCATTCGGGCCAAGTCTCCAAGGACAACCCCGAGTCCTCTAGAAGTGAGCATTGGGCTGTTTTCCACAACAACGCAAGCGGGTCGTACTTCGCAAATGATTCTTGCCATCTGCTTCCAGAGTCCGCTGCGCTCTCCTTCAATGCCTTTGCCTGCTCCGCACTGGCTAATGTCTTGGCATGGGAATCCTCCAGTGACAACATCCACGGCTCCTGCCCACGGCTTGCCATCGAACGTTGAAACGTCATCCCAGATGGGAAATGCGCTGATGACTCCATCGCGCTGGCGGTCGATAACAATTTGACGCGCTCCGGGATCAAGCTCAACAGCACAGACGGTGCGCCATCCAAGCAACTCTGCGGCCAAAATGCTGCCACCCCCCCCCTGCAAATAGTGCCAGCTCATTCATTTGCCTCCCCATGCTTCACCGCCTTCGTCAACGCCGCCTTCATGCCGGGATACTCCGATTCCAACTCCTTGGCCCGGCTCCATGCGTATTCCCGCCAGGCTGGGCCGTGTTGGCATAGCTCGATCAGCCACTGCAGATGTTTGTCGAATAGCGTCATGCATCACATGCTTTCGACATGGGGGTAATTCGGGAAGAACTGTGGATACCCGCCAGCCTCTGCCACAAAATTACCTGCGTCCCGATGGCGCCAAAGGCCAATAGTCGGCTCGCCTTCGGTGCTTCCTTCGTAATTGCGCTGCTTTCGGCACAATAAAAAACAATCCGGCTCTGTCGCCTTATTGCTTCCGGCGCCCTTGGCTTTCATGTCATCCTCTTTTGGCTTGTTGCGCCAGACCATGAAAAGGTTGTCAATCTGATCTGTGATCGATCCGCTGCCCTTGGTGTCGTGCTTATCGGGCATGTCTCCCTCTTTGGCGGGCTTCTTGAGGTGATGCACCAAATGAACATGGATATTGCAATCCTTGGCAATGGCGCATAAACGGTCCACGAATTCTTTTTGCCCGTTGTAGTCATCTTCGGCGCGCACGCATTTCATGAGCGAGTCAATAAATACATGGGTGATGCCAAGCTCTTGCGCGCAATACTTGACCATGCCCAGCACCGTCTCAGGGAACGCGCTGCCGGTCTGGTCGTAGAGCCACATGCGATCTGTTGTCCAGCCTCCAAAATCATCGTAAAGCGCATCGAGTGCCTCCAAGCCACTACCCCCTTGGAACTCTTCAGAAAATGGGTTGAGCATGGCAAACATCCTCACCATGCGGCCTATGGTGGTCACTGGCTTCATTTCAAACGATGCCACGCATACTTTTTCACCTTGTCCAACCAAAGACAGCGCAACTTGCGTCGTCACGTCCGTTTTTCCGTGGCCGTTCTGCCCTGCCCATGCAGTGACCTCGCCACGCCGAAACTCAAAGCTGTCGTTGCATTTGGGCCATGGCAAAAATGTGCGCTTTGCTTTTGCGCGAGTGCGCAGTCGGTCCTTTGCGTCTTGCACAAATTCCGATGCAGGCTTCACTTTTGTTTTTGCGTCGGATTCCTTGAGGTATTCCGCAAAATCAATATCGTCATCAATAAACTCAGCCATTAAGCGGCCTCCTTGTGGAAAACTTCAGTCCATCCGGACGTAATCCGAATGCCGGGTTTGATATGGGTTGCGGCGACTGTCTTTGCGCCAAACCATTTAGCTTTTGCAAAAATGGCTTTTGCGCGAATCTCGCTTTCGCTGCTGATGCTCACCGTCAGGCCCACCAGGAAGCGCAGGTCAAGGCTGGACAGCGGATCTCCGGCAGTGCTGACCGTGGCGTGATCTGCTGGCCATTGCTGGCCAAACTTTTCGCCAGGGTTATGCCAATCGCGGGATGTTTGGCACGGGAAGTCGTTAATGAAAACGATTTTTGGAGTCGTGCCGCGTTTGCGCATCGCAATGATGGGTTCGTGTCCAATCATCAAATAACTCCCGCCAACATTGATACGCCATTTGATTGCTTTACAACTTTAAATTGTTGCCTTTGGCTGCGAATCCAATTTCTAAAAGTCGCGTCCCAATCCAGCTTTGTCGCATCCTTGCCAGTTTTTGCTTTCCAAAAATCAACGAATGAATCGATCGAGGTTTGAATTTCTAAATCCGGTCTTTCGGTCGATGCCCATTCCTGCAATTCCTCGCTTGGCCTCCATCCGGCTTCAAGGCGTGAGCCTTTCGCTGTTGACCGAGCCGAAGGCGCGGGAGCCAATACTGGTTCATGGTTCATGGTTCTTGGTTCATGGTTAGGTGGCGGTTCGTTAACGACTGGTGACGCGTCGTTAACGACTGGTGCACGGTTCGTGCTAATTTCCTTACGCTTCGTTTCGCGTTCGGTAGCGATTCGTTTGTTTGTATCGGCCTTCAACTTGAACTCTGCAAGCTCTTCTTGCACTCGCCTTTGGACATAAACACCGTTTTCAAGCTCAAAAAACCGCTTCAATACAAATTCAACGGCCTCGATTTCTTCTTTGCTGGAAGCCCAAGCCCAGTCGATGGCCTCGGCAAGCGTTGGGAATTGCTCACGGTCGTAGCACGCATCGAGCAAGAGCGTGTACGAACCGTGCTGAAGCATGGACAGGCGTCCACACTTCTTTGCATAGTCGCCTAGGTTTCTTTTGTAGTAGTGCATATTTAGAACGATAGCTGTTTTATGTGTTTTTCTAAAAACAACTCACGCAATATGACTCCAAGATGCATAAGACAAAACCTTTTCAATGGTCCCTGTATGGACTCCAAAAAAAGCCGCAAGGGCATCGTTACTTAGGTTTTCTCGAATATGCTTTTTAAGAGCTTCGCGCTGGCGTGCCGCACTGCGAATAGTAACAACGTCAATATCAAGCAACTTGGCGGAATTCAATGATTACCCTCTATTTGCAAGCTCTCTGGCGCGAGAAAGATATTCGCCGCGCTCCATAGTCTTATCGCTGCGGTGCTGCTTCATGCGGCCTCCGCTTCAAGTTCTTCTTCATTGAACAGGCCGGATGCCTTGATCTCCCTGGCTTGGCTCAGGTTGCGCTTTGCCAACTCCCAGTAAGAGCGCTTCAACTCAGCCCCAATGAACTTGCGTCCCATTTCGATCGAGACATAACCCTCAGATCCGATCCCGGTGAACGGCGAGAAAACCACATCGCCGGGGTTGCTCCACAACTCCATGGCACGTTCGATCACATCAAGCTGCAGCGGGCAGATGTGGCGCTCATCGTCTGATTCCCGAGCTGTCTTGAATTGCAGCGTGCGAGTCGGGTTTATGTCCATCCAGACGGGGCTTGCGTAGCGCTGCCACTTGTCAACGGGGAATGTCTCGTGTGTGTGGCTGATGTGCTCTGCGTTCTCGCCGGGCTTGCGCATGGTCACCAAGTAGTCAGGGATGCCCTGGCGGCTCATGCTGGAGTCTTTGCGAATGGTCTTGTGCAGCAGGCCCAAAGCCTTTGTACGCTGCATGGCCGTCACTGGGTCTTTCCAGATGCAGACCTCAGAATGAAAAATCCAACCGGCAGCGGTAAACATGCGCGTCAACTCGCCACGGAAGTCATGCAGTCCTATCACGCCATCCCTGAATTTTGACGTTTGCAGATTCATGCAATGGAATGACAACAAGCGACCCGGCTTAGTGATGCGGAACAACTCGGCAATCAGAAACTTGAACTGGCCGTAAAACTCGGCATAGTCCTTGCAGTTGCCCATGTCGCGGTCGCTGTTGGAGTAGGTGTAGAGCGAAGCAAACGGCGGGCTAAACACGCTGAAGTCAATGGATGCGTCTGGCAGGTCACGGGCCACATCCACGCAATCGCCCAGGTGCACAGTCCAACCATCGCCCTGCGCCACTTCGCGCTTGTACTCACTCTTTTCCATGGCCAGCCCTTTGATTTTTTGTTTTGTCAGTTCGCGCATGTGAGAAACCATCGACTGCGCCATGTCATCGGCCTGCGCTTGCTTGCGCTCCAGATTGGCCTTTACCGCACCTTCGGATTCGGAAGAGACGAGGTGAACGTCAACAATGTGAGCCTGGCCGAAACGGTGGCACCGGCGAATGGCCTGATAAAAGGACTCGTATGAGTCATCCAGTCCGGCAAATACCATGTCGTGACAGTGCTGCCAGTTCATGCCAAATCCGCAGATGGATGCCTTGGAAACCAGCACCCGGCGCGATCCATGTGTGAATGCCATGATTGCCGTTTCCTTCTCATCAGCGGTCATTGAGCCTGTCACTTCGATGGCGTCAGGGATGGCGGCAGTCAGGGCTTTGGATTCGTCATTCAGGTGGCACCAGACGATTGCAGGGCGGTTATGGCTGTTCACCAGGTCGGCAGTCAGTGCGATGCGCTCGGCCATGCTCTTGCGCTTCGCATCGCGGCGCTCGGTCAATGTCTGGGCGATTCCGGCGAACAGTTGGCCATCCAGAGGCTCGGATGCCTCGACGACGTGCTCATGCATTTTCAGACCAGGCAAGTTGTAGCGGGTGCCATCAAAGCCAAGGTCTGCCGGATTGCGGATGCAGATTGCCCATGTGGCCATCCACTCCCAGAATCGAGTCTTCCCGTGGCCCTTGAGTCGCCATTGCGATGTGTCGCCGCCGTCGTGCACAAAAAACATGGCCAGCATTTCAGTGCCAGTCATCACGCCCAGGAATTCGGCTTGATTGCCAAGCTCCATGTGGTCATTGGGTGATGGGGTTGCGGTACAACTCAGGCGATAAGGCGTGCGCTGAAACATTTCAATGATCAGGGCACGGGTCTTGCTGGTGTGGCTCTTCAGAATGCTGGACTCATCAAGCACGATGCCCGCAAACTCAGCCGGGTCGAACTTTTCGATCATTTCGTAATTGGTGATCACGATCTGAGTGCCGCCTTTTATGTCTGCAGGGCTGCGGCAGTATTGGATGTGAATGCCGAACTTCGCGGCCTCTTCAACGGTCTGCTGGGCCACGCACAGAGGAGCGGCGATCAGGACCATGCCGCCAGTGTGTTCGGATACCTGGCGCGCCCATTCGGTCTGCATGGCAGTCTTGCCCAGGCCGGTATCAGCGAAGATGGCGGCGCGCCCACGCTTGCAAGCCCACTCCACGATTGACGCCTGAAAGTCGAACAAGTGATCGCCCAAGTCGGACGGCTCAAAGCCGGACTCCACGTCCTCAGGCGCTTTCCCTTTTACAAAAGCCTCGTAGTCGTCTAAAATCTGTACATTCATAACTAACTCCCCTTGGTTACTGATAGAAGCCCCGCCCTGTTCATGCATTGCGGGGTTTTGTTTTTGGCTCATGCCGAAGTCCTCATTGCGCCAACTGCTCGGTGCACCGGCTTGCTCGGCACTGCATTCAGCGTGAAGTTGTGTGAGTAGCCGCGCTTGAAAGCCAGCAGCTTCTGCGTGCGCTCGGCTGCGGTCAGCTTTGGTTTTGTGCTCTTATTCATCACGTCCTACCTCGTCATCCGCAGAAATCGTTGTGGGTATTTCCATTTTGGAAAACACTGAGCTAAGTGCTACCCATTTCCTTTTCTTTGCCACTTTGTCGAGGTCCACCAGATGCCTGATGTATTCGCTGTGCTCCATGCCTTCGGACTCGGCCAGGGCGTGCAATTCTGCAAAGCCTGCGGTCGTGAAGCGGACGGTTACAGCAACGCCGTTTGTGAGTTTTTCGACCATCAATCTCTCTCAAGAATAAAAAGGCCCGCCGCCCCAAGAGGCAGCAGGCAGACCCCGGCGATCCGTGAACGGGAGGGGAAACACGGCGCCTGTCGTGGGGAAAATGGCGGGAATCCCAGTCGGCACACAATGGAAGTCCACACAACCATTGCCGAAAGGGATTCCCATGAAAATTTGTCCGAAGTGCGACACGTCGATCAGCTCCGTGAAGATTCACGCACTACCTGGCACGGACCAGGCTCGCCAATCTTTTCAGTGCATCGCGTACACCTGCCCTCACTGCTCACATGTGCTGTCGGTGCAAATGCATCCCCAGGTTCTGCAAACAGACATGCTGGATGGCGTGGAAGGTCTACTAAAGTCCCGGCAATAACGGGGTTTGCGCTTGGCCTGTTCATCTCAGGCCTTGACCAGCTCGGGCCAGATTGCTTCCCAGTCATCAGGGCGAAGCTCTTGCAGCCTGAATTCGGGATCGATCTTGTGAAGGTTTCGGGCGAGCGCTGGACTTGCCAGACGGATGCCCTTGCTGATCTGATAGAGGTATTGCTCATCTATCTCGAGCAACGCGGCGACTTCATACCTGCGTGCTGGGGGGTAGTTTGGTATTGCCATGGCGCCAATTCTAGCACCGTACTAGATTTACGCAAGTGTCCCGCTAGATTTTTACTTTTTTTCTTTGGTTGAATGCGGCCATGGCAATCCAAGACATCTGGCTGACCAACCTGAAGGCGCTTGTCAAGAAAGAAGGTGGCGGGAGAAAGGGTGTTCGCTCAGTGGCGGACTTTTCTGGATTGAATGAGGAATACATCCACCAGTTGGTCACGGACAAGCCCACAAAGTCGGGGAAAGTCCGCTACCCAGGCAAAGCAGCTGCCGACAAGATAGCGGCAGGGTTTGCTGACGGCAGACCGCTCAATTGGTTTGACTCAGATCCAGATGCTGACCTTCTGCCAGAAGATAACGATCTTCACACCAAGTCTGCGATGATATTG